GAGGGCTATGCCATCGCCCGGCAGAACGGCTGGATGAGCGCCAATGACATCCGCGAGCTGGAGAACCTCAATCCCTTATCGGACGAGGAGGGAGGAAACCTGTATCTTGTGAACGGCAACATGGTTCCCATTCCCATGACGCAAAATGCGAACACCACAAAGGAGCAGGAGGTACCGAAATGAAGAAATTCTGGAACTGGGCGCGGGATGAGACCGCCCCGGACGCGCGCGTGCTGCGGCTGGAAGGCACGATTGCCGAGGAAAGCTGGTTTGAAGATGACGTGACGCCCGCCGCGTTTAAGGGCGAGTTGTTCTCGGACACCGGCCCGGTCACAATCTGGATCAACAGCCCCGGTGGAGATTGCGTGGCCGCGGCACAGATCTACAACATGCTCATGGATTATCAGCGAAGGCCGAGCGGAGCGAGCGCTGGAGTGTCGAGGACAGCGCAAAGCGCTCCGCAGACACGGAACACCGGCTGCAAGGCAGACGGTGCGCAGAATGAGATTACCGTCAAGATTGACGGCATTGCCGCCAGCGCCGCCTCGGTCATCGCCATGGCGGGTACGCGGGTGCTCATGTCGCCCGTTGCGGTCATGATGATCCACAATCCGCTGACGTTTGCGCTGGGCGACAGCGAAGAAATGCGCAAGGCCATCCAACTGCTGGACGAAGTCAAGGAGAGCATCATCAATGCCTATGAGATCAAGACCGGGCTTTCCCGCACGCGCCTTTCTCACCTCATGGACGCGGAAACGTGGATGAACGCCAACAAGGCGCTGGAATTGGGCTTCTGTGATGAAATCCTGTTCCAGCCGGAAAAAGCGGCAGAATCCGCGCCCACAGACAGCTATCTCTTTTCCCGCCGGGCAGTCGCCAACCATCTGCTCGATAAAGTTAAGGCAAGCATGCCGGAACCTGAACAACCCCGAGTCAAAGCGTCAGACCTTGAAAGAAGGCTTGCGCTTTTAAAGTATTGAGGAGGAAACAGCTATGAACCAGATTCTTTCCCTGCGCGAAAAGCGCGCCAAGGCATGGGACGCGGCCAAGGCGTTCCTGGACAGCAAGCGCGGCCCGGATGGAATGCTTTCCGCCGAGGACGCGGCTACTTATGACAAGATGGAAGCCGATGTGGTTGCGCTCGGCAAGGAAGTGGAGCGTCTTGAGCGGCAGGCTGCCCTCGACCGCGAGCTGAACCAGCCCGTGGACAAGCCCATCACCGAGCGCCCCGCCGCGGTTGACGGCAAGGGCCAGACCGGACGCGCCAGCGATGAATACAAGGCCGCCTTCTGGCGCACCATGCGCGCCAAGTCGGTGCCGCATGAGGTGCTCAACGCGTTGCAGGTGGGCGTGGAGTCGGAAGGCGGCTATTTAGCGCCGGACGAATACGAGCGCACACTCATCGAGGCGCTGGAGGAACAGAACATCTTCCGTCAGTTTGCCCATGTGATCCATACGTCTTCCGGCGACCGCAAGATTCCCGTCGTCGCCTCCAAGGGCACGGCTTCGTGGATTGACGAGGAGGCCGCCTACCCCGAGAGCGACGATTCCTTCGGTCAGGTCTCCATCGGCGCGTACAAGCTCGCCACGATGATCAAGGTGTCGGAGGAACTGCTCAACGATTCCGTATTCGATCTGCCTTCCTACATCGCCCGCGAGTTTGCCCGCCGCATCGGCGCTGCCGAGGAAGAGGCGTTCTTTACCGGCAACGGTACGGGCAGGCCGCTGGGCATCCTTGCGGACACGGGCGGCGCGGAGACCGGCGTGACCGCCGCCAGCGCTACGGCCATTACGATGGACGAAATCATGGATCTGTACTACAGTCTGCGCGCGCCCTATCGCCGCAATGCCGTGTTCATCATGAACGATTCGACCATCAAGGCCATTCGCAAGTTGAAGAACGGCAACGGCGACTATCTGTGGCAGCCCAGCCTGACCGCGGGCCAGCCGGACATGCTGCTCAACCGTCCGGTCTACACCTCCAGTTATATGCCCGCCATCGCCGCCACCAACAAGGTCATCCTGTTTGGCGATCTGGGCTACTACTGGGTGGCCGACCGCGAGGGCCGTTCTTTCAAGCGGTTGAATGAATTGTACGCAGCCAACGGCCAGGTGGGCTTCCAGTCCTCTGAGCGCGTGGACGGCAAGTTGGTACTGGCCGAAGCCGCGAAGGTACTGGCCATGAAGAGCGCATAAGGGGGAAAGGGTATGGATCACACATCAAGAAACTTTCATGCGCACGGAGGAAGCGAGTGGGTCATCGGCGGAAAGCTCACTTTTCTGCCCGGCGCAACCGTAGAGGGCGCGGAGGGATTGTTCGATTTGCCCCGTGGCGAAGAACGCGCTTTGCCCTACATTCCCGACAGCGAGGCGGGTACGGTGGCTGCGCTCCGGGAGGACTTCAACCGCCTCCTGGCCGCCCTGCGCGAAGCGGGCATGATGGCCCCGGCTTCGGAAAGCGCTGATGGCTGACCATGATCGTTACCGTCGATGAGGTCAAGACCCATCTGCGCATCCAGCACAGCGAGGAGGACGATTATCTCTCGGGCCTCATCGCACAGGCGCAGGCCGCCGCCGAGGATTACTGCCGCGCGCAGTTCCCCGAGGAAGCGCCCGAGCCTGTGCGCCTCGCCGTGCTGTTGTTCGTCGGCTTCTACTATGAGAACCGCGACGTTCCCGACTCGCAGACTTACAACACTATGCGCACGGCCTTCCAGAACCTGCTCTATCCCTACCGCGATCCCGACAAAATGTTCTGACGCACGCGCGTATCGGAGGTGACGCCCCTTGCGCGGCTACAAAAACTTCGAATCCGACCCGCATCCCGGCGACCTGCGCCATCTCGTGGAGATCGGGTATACGGAAAATACCATCAACGAAAACGGCTATCCTGAACCCAAAGACGTGGTCGTTTGCAAGGTCTGGGCCGCCTGTACCGACGCCGGAAACCAGCACTACCGCGCCGCGGACGTGATGAACACCGAACAGGTCATCAACTTCACCATCCGCTATCGGGACGATATCAAGCCCGGCATGTGGGTACGCTTTCGGGAGGAAAAGTGGGACATTTCCACGCTGGGTGAATACTCGTTCAAACGCACCTACCTGGGCCTGAAGGCGTCGCTGTCGAAGGGAGTGAGCGGCTAAGTGAAGCAGGTACAGGAAGCGCTGAAGAACCTCGGCATCCCCGTCATGGCGGGTGTATGGCGCGCGACCTCCGCAAACCAAAATCCGCCGGTTCAGTATGCCGTATACTCCACGACGACCACGGAGGCGTCCCATCAGGACGACCACGTCACCTCCTATCGAACCTTCGTCTATCTCAACCTCTGGAGCGACGTCGATCCCACGGAAACGGCCAACCACATCCGCGCCGCCATGTACGACGCGGGTTTTTTCATGGTGGAGGAGTCGGACAAAGGTTACAATCAGCCCGCGTACGACACCGCCACCACACAGTACACGGTGCAGTGGACGTGGTGCTGGCGGGAGGAGGTGACGCCCGATGCCCCTTGACGTGCAAGGCTTTGACGATCTCATGACCGACATCTCCGGCATGGCGGACCGTCTGGACGTGAACGGCGCGGGCGCGGACGTGGCCCGGCAGATTCTTGAGGACGCCGCGCGGCCCATCCACCAGCAGATGCGGTCCAACGCCTCCCAAGACCCGCGCAGGCGCTCGGGCGATCTGTACAATGCCCTGAAGATCGGTCCGGTCAAGCGCAGTCAAAGGCGTGGCAAGCGCATTACCATTGGCGTGCATCGCAAGGACTGGAGTCACGAGGACTACTATCCCGCCTATGTGGAGTATGGGCACGGCGGTCCGGCCCCTGCGCCCGCGCATCCCTATATCCGTCCCGCCTATGATACCCGCGCGGATGAATCCTACGAGATTATCCGTGAGGGACTGCGGGACGCCATCGACTCGCAGAACTGATGATTGGAGGAATTTCCCATGGCAGCACCCACCGCATCCCCGACCGTATCTTCCACGGTCGGCCTGAAGAACATGGTCATCGCCCCGCTCACCGAGGACACGGAGGAAACCGTCTCCTACGGCACGCTGCAGGCGGTTGCGGGCGCGATTGAAGCCACCATCACCCCGGAGAGCGCCGACCCGGACGTTCAGTACGCGGATGATGTTGAATTCGATACCCTGTATCCCGACCCGGAAATCAGCTTTTCCACTTCCATGGCCGACATCCCCCTGACCATTCAGGAGATGATCTTCGGCAACCAGATCGACGACAACGGCGTGCTCGTGCGCACGGCCACTGACAAGCCGCCCTACTTCGCCGTGGGCTTTATGTCCGAAAAGGCGAACCACAAGTTCCGCTACGTCTGGCTGTACAAGGTGCGCGCCAAGCCCATGACCGAGACGTACAAGACCAAGGAGGGGCAGACCATCACCCGTCAGAACGGCTCCGTGGAGTGGACGGCCATCAAGCGTACCCATGACGGGCGCTATCAGGCCGTGGCCGACGAGGGCGAGAACGGCTTTGACGCGTCCAAGGCCACGACCTTCCTCCAGAGCGTCTATGAGCCGACGTTCACCCCGGACGAGGGGCCGTAAGGATAAATCATTTGTATCACAATGACCATGGGTCGTTCGCCGCAATGGCGGACGGCCTTTCTGTTTGAAATGAAGGAGGAGCAATGATGATCAGCTGCACACTGGGCGAGAAGAAATACACCGTGGACTATGTGACCGGGCGCGCGCTGCGGGAGATGGAACCGGCGGCCAAGATGTACGCGAAGATCGTGGCCGTGGCCAATGCCGCCGCCAAAGGCGAGGCGCTTTCAGAGGAAGAGACCTTCACCATTCCCGAGGCGATGGACGTGATGATCCGCTGGTTCTGCATTCTTTTTGGGAACCAGTTCACCGTGGACGACGTGCTGGATCACTACCCGGTGGACCGGCTGATGCACGACGTGGCGCTGGCGCTCATGGCTGTGCAGACGCAGACCACGGGCATCCTCAGCGATTTCCCTACGAAGGCGGCGATGCCGCAGACGGAAGCGAACCCGGCCTGACGCTGTATGAATTTGTCTATTCCACGTACAACTCGCTGCTGGAGAGCGGCTGGCGCATGGACGAGATCGACCGCATGGACATGCCGGGCTTTCTGAAGTTGCGCGCGTGGAGTGCGGGTAGGGAGCGGAAAAAACGAGAACCTCGCCGACGGTATATCGACGAGGTCTGGAAAAATGTGAGGCCCGGAACGTGACAGACGGCTCCATGGTCGCCCTCACCATACTTCATCCCCCTGTGCTTTGGGCCAGGCGATTTCCTCCGCAAGGTGGAGGTTGCCGTCAAAGGCCGCAGCGCGCTGAACCAGCGTGCGGTGGTCAAAAACCTCGCCTGCTGAGGGCTCTCCATCGGACGAGGTTGTTTTTGCCATACCTTCTGAGGACGTGTGAAGCCCGTGAACATGGGACGATTCGTGGCTCTGGTTGGATATGGAAATCATGAAAACGCTCCTTATGTTGCAATGAGGTCGGGCGTTTACTCTTGCAAAAACAGCGCGCGCAGACAATCCTGCCGCTGATGGAGGATGCGCACGACGATGGTTTCCGCATCGCCTGTCAGATAAAACACGCAGTAGTTCTCGCACACCAGATAGCGATAGTCGGTGTGGACAGACAGCAGGGCGTCCAGCGGCTTCCCGCGCCCAGGCATCGACGACAGGGAGAGGACGCACTTTTTCAGTTCTCCCAGAATGCGCCGCGCCGCGTCCGGATTGGCAAGGTCATCGCGGATATAGGCGCGTATGCCCTCCAGATCCCTGCGAGCCTCTCTGGAAACGAACACTTTGGGCATTTAGTCCTCCAATCCGGCAAATGCCTCGTCGATCGACAATCCGCCCTCGCGGCGCACGGATTCCATTCCCTTGCCCAATTCAGCCAGCAGTTTTACGGTTGCCTGCAAGCGCTCGTATTCAGTCAGGCTCTGCACCACGTATTTTCCCCGACCGTTCTTGGTGAGGTAGACCGTTGCGCCGTCGTCACAGGCGCGCAGCACTTCACTGTAATTCTTCAAATCAGAGATCGGCACGATACTCGGCATCGTCAAAACCTCCCTTCGGCTTGATTATACCCAAATTCACCGTTAAATTCAACCCCAAATTTAGGAGCATAGCGAGGTGAACCTCTATTGAGCGAAACGCTCCGCGATCTGGTCGTATCGCTGTCGTTAAACAGCGACAACTTTACCCGCAACATCCGCTCCGTGCAGAAGCAGATCCAGGAGGCGCAGTCCTCCTTCAAACTGGCCAGCGCGGGCGTGGCGGACTTTGAAAAGACGGCTGCCGGTCTCTCCACAAAGCTGGACACACTCAAGCGCACGCTGTCCTTGCAGAAGGACGCCGTCGGACAGTATGAGCGCGCGCTCGGGCAGGCCAGCGATAAGCTACAGGAGTGCTATACCCGACAGGGCGACTACGCACAGCGGCTGGAAGAGGCGAAAAACCGACAGGCCCAGCTCAAGCAGGAGGTCGCCAGTGCCGCCGCTGCATACAAGCAGTATCGCGCGGCGCTTGGGGAGACGGACTCCGCGACCATCGCCGCCAGAGGAAACCTCGATCTGGTCAAGGAGGAATACCGCCAGCAGACCGCCGAAGTCCGCAAGCTCTCCGCTCAGCAGACAGCGCTGCAGAAATCCACGCAGAATGCCGCCGACGCCTTCACTACGGCCCAGACCAAACTCAACAACGCCCGCGCCGCCGTGAAGCAGACACAGGCGGACATTGAAAGTTGCAACCGGGCACTCAAGACGGCGCAGTCCCAGTGGACGGCCATGGGCAAAACGCTGGAGGACTTCGGCCAAAAGGCGTCCGCTACGGGCAAGGCGCTCACCGGCGCGGGAAAAACGCTCACCACGACGGTCACCACACCCATCGTGGCCATGGGTACCGCGGCCATCAAGGCATCGCTGGACTTCGAGTCCTCGTTCACCAGTGTCCGCAAGACTGTAGACGCGACGGAATCGGAATTCAGTGCGCTGGCATCTGCCAGCAAGTCCATGTCCACGCAGATCGCCGCCTCTACCACCGAGATCAACGAGGTCATGGCCACTGCCGGACAGCTGGGCATCGCCAACGACTACCTCGTGGACTTCACCCGCACGATGATCGACCTGGGCAACTCCACCGACATCGTCGCAAATGACGCCGCCTCCACGCTGGCCAAGTTTGCCAACATCACGACCATGGATCAGTCGCAGTTCGGCAATCTGGGCGCGACGCTGGTGGATCTGGGCAACAACTTTGCCACGGTGGAGTCCGACATCATGAACATGTCGCTGCGCCTTGCGGCGGCAGGCCACCAGGTGGGGCTGACGGAGCCGCAGATTCTGGGCTTCGCGGCGGCGCTGTCTTCGGTGGGCGTTCGTGCGGAGATGGGCGGTTCGGCGTTTTCCAAGGCGCTGATCAACATGGAGGTCGCCGCCGAAACGGGCGGACAGGCGCTGGAGGATTTCGCCCGCGTGTCCGGCATGACGGCGGAGGGCTTCAAGGCGCTGTGGGACAGCGACCCCGCCGCCGCGTTTCAGGCATTTATCGTGGGGCTTGCGCAGATGGACGAGGCGGGTGTTTCGGCCATCGCCACGCTGCAGGAGATCGGCATCGCGGAGATCCGCCTGCGCGACACGCTGCTGCGCTCGGTCAACGCCAACGAGCTGTTCGCCGAGGCACAGGCCATGGCCGTCAACGCGTGGGAGGAAAACACCGCGCTTACGGAGGAAGCGAACAAGCGCTATGCCACCACGGAGAGCCGCCTGACCAACCTCAAAAACACCGCCGTGCTGTTCGCGCAGCAGATCGGCGACGACCTGAACCCGACCATCCAGGAGCTCATCGACGGCGCAAACGAATTGCTGGAGGGCTTCCTCGCCATGGACGAGACACAGCGCCAGCAGATCGTCAGGATGGCGGCCTACGCCGCTGCCGCGGGGCCGGTGCTGCTGGTGCTGGGCAAGGCCACGAAGGGCATCGGCACGCTGTCCACCGGCATCGGCAAGTTTGCCACCGCCGTGGGCAAGGCGGGTGGCGGGATGAGCGGTTTCCTTTCGGTGCTGAGCAAATCGCCCGCCGTATGGCTGGCCATTGCCGCCGCGACGGTAACCGCGACCGTCGCCTTTGCCGACTATATCTCCGGCGCAAAGCAGGCGCGGGAAGCGCTGGCGGCCATGCAGCAGACGGCGGAGGACTGGAAAAATACCGCTGCCGAAACGTTCTATGGAACCTCGGAGGGGCTTTCGTTCTTCGGCATGAGCGAGGGCGACTTTTCCCGGCAGACGCAGAGCGCACAGGACTGGCTGGATGGGCTGCTCAAGGTCTGGACGGATGGCGAGAAGGAAACGGACGAGATCGTGTCCTCATGGACGGATTCCTTCAAGGCCCTCACCGCCAGCACACGCGAGGAGCTATCCAATCTCAAGGCCACGGCGGATGAGAGCGGCTATACCGGCGTTTCCGAACAGCTTGCCAGAGACATCGAAACGCTGGATTCGCTGGACGCGGAAATCGAAGCGCTGCTCAAGAAGCGCCAGAACGGCTACTTCTCGGAAGATGACCAGATCCGCCTGCAGGAACTCATCGACACCCGAGAGGCCATTGAGATCAAGTACAACCTGACGCCCGCCGACACGGACGGCTTTGAGGGGATCGCGCAGAAGGTCGAAGCGGAAGTGGCGCGCGCACAGGCCCGTGGGCAGAGCGGCGCGGATGTCTCCGTCTATGAGAACGCGGTCAAGGCCGCCGCTGAGGGCATGGCCGCCGTCAACGCGGAGCTGGATGCGCAGTACGACAAGGAATATGCCGTCGTTCAGCTCATTGAGGATTCCACGGAGCGGCAGAACGCATTGGACGCGCTCAACGCCCGCTACAATGAAAATCGCCTCGCCGCCGCGCGGGAGTACGCGCAGACGCTGGCGGGTGTGGTTATGCCCGTGTGGGAGCAGGACGACATCCAGCAGGCGAACCAGCAGGTAGATACGCTGCTGACCAAGTTGCGCGAGTACAGCATGGCGGGCGAAGGTGAAAAGCCCGCGATCCTTGAAGACCTCGCCGACCTTTCATCCGAGATGGATGAGGGCGCGCTGACCGAGTACCTGAGCCTGATCACGCAGATCCAGTCCCTGATGGACAGTGGCATGAGCGAGGAAGAAGTGCAGTCCATGTTCCCGGAGATCGACGTATCGGGGCTCATGGATCAGTTTGCGGGCGTGGCGGACTACATCGACCTCATCAAGACCGACCTTCCCGGCCTGTATTCGATGTTCAACGAATCGCTGCCGGAGGAAGTGCTCAAGATTGCCACTGACCTCGACATGACCGGTGCGCAGGCGCGATGGAATGCGTTTGCCGCCAATCCCGGCGCGATCACCACCGAGGCCATCATCACGGGCTATACCGAGGCAGAGGCGGCGGCAGCACAGCAACCCAAAATAGAAGCCTTCATCACAAAGTACACGGTCACGGATGAAACGGACGCCACGGCGCTCTCCCCGCAGGGCATCATCGCCTATGTGTCTGCTTATGCGGAGGTCACCAACGGTGCGGACGTGTCGGGCCTTACCCCGGAGAACGTCACCGCGATGGTCGCGGCCTATGAGGAACTCGCCTCCGGCGCGGATGTCACCGCGCTCAAGCCCTCCGAGATCACCGCCTACATCTCCAACTATATGGAAGCAAACGGCGTGGACACCTCGGGTTTAACCCCGGACGGCCTGACCGCCTTTGTACTGGCCTATCAGGAAGTCACTGGCGGCGCGCTGACCACGGCGCTCACCCCTGACGACATCACGGCGATGGTCGCCCGCTACATGGAGGCCGAGGGTGTAGACCTGTCCGCGCTCTCGCCGGATCAGGTGGAAGCTGTCGTCACCGCCTACGCAGAGGCTGCGGGCTGTGACAAGTCACAACTGCTCACATCGTTTACCGCCTACATCACCGCCTATCAGGAGGCGGAGGGCGTTACGGTTCCCCAGCCCAAGACTCGTGTGGTCATCACCGGCTACGACTACCTGGCCTACAACCAGCTGAGCCAAAATCCCGACCTCGAACTGGAAGTGCCGGTTCGTCTGGGGGAACTGGACGCGGGCGAGTTTGAAGAAAAATTGTCGTCCGGCCAGGTGAAGTACTGGCAGGACGGCGTGGAAGTCCCCGTGGACATGGTGCCTGAGAATGCGATCACGCCCGACACGGTCGCCTCGCTGGACGCGGACGGCACACTCCACGTGCTCATCACCCCGGAAATCACCGGCACGCAGGAGGCCGTGGATGCCATCCGCCCGGTCGTCGACGAGGTGGATCGGCTGGGTGTCACCACCGCAGGCAAGGCCATCGGGCTGCTGCCCACCACCACGATGGACCTGATCGACTCCGCCATCGGGCGCTTGCAGTCCTATCAGGAGACGCTGGACTACAACTGGTGGGACAAGTTCTGGGCCAGCGTGCGCGGCGAGAGCACGGATCAGGGCGTATTGGATACCAGCATGAAGCTGGACTTCAGCCCGGAGACCGTGGCCGGACTGTCCGCGTACATCTCCGAACTGGTCGTCGCCATCCAGCAGGGGCAGCAGCTCAGCGAAGAAGACCTGACCAACCTGCAAAACATCGTGACCTTCTTAAACGGCCTCGACGTGACCGGCACTGGCGCACACATCAAGGAGGGCGTGGCACAGGGCATGACCGAAGCGGGCTGGTCGAGCGATGCGGAAACCGTCGCCGCCAACCTGCAAGCCGCGCTCAATGCCGCGCTGGGCATCCAGTCGCCTTCCACGCGCATGAAACCCACCGGCAGCAACGTGGCGGCAGGCGTAGGCGCGGGCATGGGCGAACACGACTTTACCGGGGAGGCCTCCTCGCTGGCCGGACGGCTCAGCAGCGCTGTGTCCGCCGCCATGCCCGCAAGCCTGTTGCGCCCCGCCGGACTCAATGCCATGCTCGGCCTGACGGCGGGCATCAATGCCGGACGCAGCGGCGTGATCTCTGCCATGCGCTCCGCCGCCCGAGCTGCCGTGAACGCCGCCAAGAGCGAGCTGCAAATCCACTCACCTTCAAAGGTCTTTGAGGATGAAGTCGGCGTGATGACCATGCGCGGCTGGGGGCGCGGCGTGCTCAAGGAGAGCAAGGCACAGGCGAAGATCATCCGCAACGCTGTACGCTACCTGACCGGCGAGGCGAAGGCCGGAAGCATCACAACCACGAGCAATGACAACCGGCGCACCTACAACCAACAGAGCACAATCTCTTTCGAGGGCAGCAATTTCTACATCAATGACCGGCAGGATGCCTATGCGCTGGCCGTGGAAATCGCCAGCCTGACCCGCCGCCAGCAGCGCGGCAAAGGGCTGCGCATGGCGTAGAACTCAAATTCGATGTGTGCGCACCCAGTCCAGCAAGCCTTCGTACTTCATGCTTCCGTCCGCCACTGATAGACCGGCGTGAACGACGTCTTCGTTGGTACAATTCAAATGAACGCCATTGACCTCGAGAAACGTCAGCATGACGTACATGCCAATGCGCTTGTTTCCGTCCACAAAGGCGTGGTTGGAGATCAGCGCATAGCCAAGGCGAGCGCCTTTTTCCTCCTTGCCCGGATATAATTCCTGTCCATCAAAGGTCGCATAAGCGCTTTCCAACGCGCTTTCCAGAAGGCCAAAATCGCGCACGTCCGCAGCGCCTCCGGTCTCCGCGATCAGAAGCTGGTGGAGCAAGAGTACCTTATCTCGTGAAAAGTGGATCATTTCGCCAGCTCCTCAAAAGCAGGTCTGAATTTTTTGAGAATGCGCGCCGCGATCACGTCGATCTTTTCATCGTCGGTCATGTCAAAGTAGGGCGTGCTTTCCATATCCACGAGCAGATATTTGGGCCGATTGTTCTTGAAGATGACGGCCTGCCCGTTGGCGTCCGCGATGCGCGTAACGCGCGAGAAGTTCTGGTTGGCCTCCGAGACGGAGACGATGGTATTGGTGTCAATCGTCATTTTGCATCCCTCCGTCTCCAGTATAGCACGAAAACTAGGTAAAAATCAACCTAACAGGAGGACGTTTGAATGAATGACTGGTTTGAGTGGAACGGCGTTCGATGCACGCAGTACGGAATTCACGTCTCCGAGCTACCGCCGCCCACGATCCCTTCCGAGCGCGTGACCTACACCAACGTGCCCGGTCGCCCCGGAAGCCTGACCACACTGGAAGGCGAGGACGTTTACGAGGACGTGGTGCTCACCGCACAGTGCTTTCTCGCTGACCCTATGAAGATTCCCGCCATCGCTGCGTGGCTCAAGGGCAGCGGCAAGGTCGCCTTTGCCAACCGGCAGGGCGGCTTTTATCATGCCCGGGTCGCCAACCAGATCAGCTTTGAGAAGATACTGCGCGGCAATCCCCACAGGAGCTTTGCCGTCAATTTCCGCTGTAAACCGTTCTGGTACCAGTCAAATGTGGAGAGCGTGACCTTGACCGCTTCCACCAGCACCATCACCAACCCCGGCAGCGTCTATTCCGAGCCGGTCATCACCGTGTATGGCAGTGGAGACATTACGCTCATGGTGGGAACAGACATTGTGGAGTTGGAGGGAATATCGGGAAGCATCACGCTGGATTCGCAGATCCATGAAGCCTACTCCGGCACGGCTAGCATGAACAGCGCCATGAGTGGAGAGTTTCCCGTTCTTAAGCCCGGCCAGAACGCCATCAGCTGGACGGGCGATGTGACGAAGGTCGAAGTGAAGCCAAACTGGAGGTATCTGTAAATTTTTCCGCCTGTCCCATAGACATATTGACGCTCATCTATGCGTATGCTATAATGCATTTACATAGATGATAATCTATATGTCGGGAGTTGAGCGTATGGTTGAAATGGATGTATCGCTGATCTGCAAGGCGCTGGGCGACAGCAATCGCCTGCGCATCGTGAGGGCGCTTCTGGAGGGTGAAATGTGCGCCTGCCGCCTGCTGGAGCAATTCAGCATCACCCAGCCCACACTGTCGCATCACATGAAGGTGCTGTGCGACTGCGGCCTGGTCAACGTTCGTAAGGAAGGGAAATGGAGCCACTATTCACTGAACTGCGAAACGCTGACAGCCTTTCGCCAGTTCATCGACGGCCTTGTGTGCCGATGCGCACAGGACGGTGAGGAGGTCGTAAAATGA